GTTTTTAAGTTTGAGTCTTTGACCCAATCTCAAGCAGTAAAATTTAAGGAAGCCATAAGCGCAAAGAAACCGGATATTCCGGTTCCTTTCCTTAACAGCCTTGGCAAGGCTGTTAAAGCGAACTTTGGCAGAATCTCGATTGAGAGAGATAAGGAGCTTTCACTCCTTACCTATAGAGGTTCTCCTAGTAAGTTCAAGCCTTCTCTGACTTGGACTGAATGGCCCTACGCAAGTAGGTTCATTTCTAGGAAACAGGACGAGGATGTACTTAGCAATGCTTTGTACTTCTGTAATCCAGCTCACGTTCCGCTTTATCATGAGTACAAGGATCTTTATGACCCTGTACTTTTTGGTTTAGCTGGTATCAAGGAGAAAATTAACTTACTTTCTCAATGGTACTCACGTGAGTCTCTAAAGAATGTAGAGGGTGGAGAGATCCACCTATTACAAGAGCAGGGAGGCAAGCTGAGAAGCGTTGCATCTCCGCACATTGTCCACCAATTGGCCTTGAAACCTCTTGGTGATAGTATCTACAAACTTGTCCAATCCCTTCCATGGGATTGTACATTTGATCAATCGAGACCGTTCTCGATACTTCGTGAACATCTATCCAGTGGTAACACTATACATAGTGTTGACCTCAGTTCAGCAACTGACTATTTCCCTTTGGAAATTCAGATGACTGTTCTTAGAGCCTTATATGGCAACTGTTCTGATGTACGACTTTTCGAAGCCGTAAGTAAGTCCAGTTGGAGAGTTGATAGTAAGAAATTACCATCATTTCTCAAATGGGAGCGTGGCCAACCGCTAGGATTGTATCCCAGCTTTGGCACATTTACTCTTACCCATGGTTTGGTTCTATGGTTCCTTAATGGTGCTAAGCATAAAAATGATTTCTTTGTGCTTGGTGATGATGTTGTCATTTTAAACGATGACTTATATCATCAATACATTAAGTTCCTGGATCAGATGAACTGCCCATATTCCAAAGATAAATCAATCTCTGGATCGCAAATTTGTGAATTTGCGGGAAAGATAGTCACTCGCGCTAGGGTAATACCCCAGTACAAGTGGCGGGAAATTAGTAACGACAATTTCCTTGATATCTGTCGTCATTTGGGCCGTCGAAGTCGATCACTTTTGTCTAATAGACAGAAGGTAATATTCGATAAGGTTGAGCATTTGACTCTACCTTATGGTCTTAACTTCTCATACCCAGGGTCAAACCTGTGTATAATGCAAGCTAATACCGATACTATCTTTAGTAAATTAGATAATGTGGTTGGCTCCATGATGGGCCTATCTAGTACTATTCATCGTAATGTATACGGTGAACAGCACTTAGTTAATCCTTGGAGTATTGTCTCAATGGACGATACTTTACAGATTATCCAAACCTTCGACGAGAAGGTTAGGTCGGTCCTCCTTAAGATCTTACCAAAAGATCTTATTGCGACGTTCCTAGTCCACCTCAAGGACTTAGGAGGTTTGTCCGGAGTACCGGAGGCAATCCTTGGTAACAAGGTCTTGCCTTCACTACGAGTGTTACCTTCAAGGGTAACCCTTTTAGAGAGGATGGAACTACTTCTATCTCTCAAGGACTCTCGTTAGAA